AAACGAACTGACAGAAGCAGGAAAATCTACTTGATAAATATCAGTTCCATTGCAAGCTACAAATACATTTTGAGACGAAGGTACTGAATACACTGATCCACTTGCCGTCTTCATCTTTACTGCAAAAGAACCAGTAGCTACATTACGAAGGAAGTAGGTCTTTTCATGTGATGGAATTGTAATGGTTACATCAGCCGTTAGTGTGCCAGCAAATTCTAGAGAAGCATTTCTAGACTGGTCTACAGCACCGTTATTCTCGGATAGAGAAATTGGAGAGCCGCTTACAGATACAACAACATAGCCAGCAACAGCTTCATCAATCAGATCGATTACGTTCTGATTCAGGATGTCTCCCCAAGAGTTAGGGTTTCCCCCATCCCCCTGCTTCTCAAACCGCAGTCTAGTTGTATATGTACTAGCCATCTTTGTCTATTCCTTTATGGGGTTTATCGAACATCAAGTGTAGCTACAGTGTGAATTGCGGTAGACGAGAAGACAATGTAGTCTAGTCTATCTACAGCAGAAGCTGTAGTGGTCAGTGTTGGAGCCGTACCAGCAGCAAACTTCCAGTTGCTTCCAAACGAAAGTGTCTTTCCACCAGATACGTTTTGCATGATGAAAATAGAACCAGTTTGTCCAGCTACACAATTTGAAGGACTTTCAAGTGTTCTATTTCCAGTAAGCATTACGGCAAAATTCTGAGATGTATTGAAGTCTACAGAAATTGAAGTTCCATCTGTTAAGCTTACAATAGTAGCAATTGCGGCTCCAGATACAGCAATTTTCTTTCCAAGATTTGAAGTACCAAAAGCTACAGAACTTACACTTACAACTCCAGTAAATGATGCTGTTCCTACTACATCAAGTGTTCTGGTTGGTCCTGCGGTCCCGATGCCCACGTTCCCGCTGGCGTCGATCCGCATGCGCTCGGTAGTGCCGTTGGTGCGTAAAATTAACGCACCCGGAGTGCTCATATATGTGTTGTCATCAGAAAAAAGCTGAAGCGTTTGTTTGGCTACTCCAGAGCTATCGTTCATGAAAATAACAGTAGCATTTGGCATTCTGATAGCGCCGTTTACGTCAAGTTTATATGCTGGCGATGTCGTGCCGATGCCGACGTTGCCTGCGCTGTCGATCCGCATGCGCTCGGAGCCTGCGGTGGAGGCAGCGAGGGTGTTAGCGGCGGGGAAGTAGATGCCGGTGTTAGGGTCGCCGGTCGTCGTGAGAGAGGGCGCTCCAACAGTTCCTGCACCTACAGCAATAGCGCTAGATACACTGACAGATCCAGTAAATACCGCATTTGTTCCGCTTATAGTGCCAACTACGTTAAGAGAACTACCTACTGAAACAGCACCATTAAAGTTTGCAATAGATGCATCAATTTCATTGGCACTTACAATACCAGTAAACACGGCACTTGCTGCACTTACGATACCACTACCAGTTACATTTGTCGCATTGACTGCATTAGTGGCATTTGTCGCACTACTAGCAAATACGGCAGAAGTAGCATTTATAGCATTTGTAGCATTTGCAGCTGAAGCGGCAAACGTAGCACTTACTGCATTTGTAGCATTTGTGGCAGAAGTAGCAAATGCAGCCGAAACTGCATTTGTAGCATTTGTTGCTGAAGCAGCAAACGTAGCACTTGTAGCATTTACAGCATTAGTAGCATTTGTCGCACTACTAGCAAATACGGCAGAAGTAGCGTTTACAGCATTTGTAGCATTTGTTGCTGAAGTAGCAAATGTAGCACTTACAGCATTAGTTGCGTTAGTAGCAGACGTGGCAAATACTGCTGATACTGCGTTAGTTGCATTAGTTGCACTAGCAGCAAAAATTGCACTTACATTTGTAAGATTAGCGCCATCCCCAACAAAATTGACAGCACTTACAATACCATTTACAGTAGCAGCACTAACTACTGTTAGTATATTTACCGTATATACAGAAACGGAAACAGGTGCAGTAGGAAGATTTGTTAGATTAGAACCATCACCATAAAAAGATGATGCACTGACAATTCCTGAGAACGTTGCGTTGTTTCCAGATACTTTTGAAACTACAGTTAGATTGTTTACAGTAAAAGAAGTTGTACTGACTAGGCTGTAGTTAAGAACGCTTACGTTAATTACATTTGCATCAATTACATCTGAGTTAATGCTTGTAGCATAAACTACATTTGCACTTACATCAGAGATAACTTCAAGACCTCCACTTACAACAACATTGCCATTTACGCTGACATCTGAAGTAACATGTAGGATTGAAGCTACAAGCTCTGATGTCCGTACCGTCGCAATCGAGACAGAAACAGGAGTAGAGGCACTTACAATCTGTCCCTTTTGATTTACATCAAATTTTACTACCGGACCATAACTTCCAGAAACAACCGGAGTAGAGTCTAGCTGAATTGTAGGATTTCCAGCAGTACCATTTGCATTGGTAACAGAAAGTCCAGTTCCAACAGCGATGGATCTACCATTAGGAGATCCACCAGACATTGCTACAAGACCAGTTATTCCACTCAGATCAGTTACAGCATTCAATGCCGAAGCTGTTGCAGTGAGAGTGCTTCCATTTAGTTGGAAAATCCCATTGATGTTTACAGTACTGTTGCTTAGTTGCAATGCAGAATTGGTTCCCTCTCCATCTTGAACAGTACGGAGAGTGCCATCAATTCCGCTATTTGCGTTGCTTACCTGAAGCAGATCCTTGTATGTATCTGCAATGGTCTTGCCAGTAAGAGTTGCCATATCCGCTCCTTAAACCGTATTCCAGTATTGGGTTTCGTTTTCCCAATTTACGTTTGCGTTGTTCCAGACAATGTTTCTGTCGTTGTTCAGTGGTGGTCTTGGATTACGGATGTACTCGTCATCTCGTACGTTTGGAGACTTGTTCTGTGGATGGTTCTTTAGGTCGTATCTACCCTCATAGTCCTCCGGACATACCATCAACCCATAACTATTGCGCTTTAGCTGGCGATATGGGTACTGGAACCCACAAGTATCGCAAATCCCCAAAGCTCGTTTGGTAGATGCCATTTTACACCAAGTTCAGCTTTGGTACAATTCTGATGCTTGAACGCTCCCTATCCTCGTCCATAGCCCTAGCTAGACGCTCCTCGTACTCCTGCTTGATAAACTGGACCCTATCTCCACCAATACCAGCCCTCTTCATTGACATGAAGTAGGATAGACCAGCAGTAAGACACGGTAGAAACCTACGGGATACATCCGCAATCTGACCAGCAGACTTATTTACATCCTGTATATACCGGACTTTCTCAATCTTAAGTGAGTAGTCCTCTGTATCTGGAATGGGCCATAGGTAAAGTTCTGGATTTGCCCTACCTCTGCGGATAGCGTACTGTGTTGGTCTTCCAGTCTGGCTCTTTCTCGGAATCTGAAGATACTCTTCCATAGAAATACGCTGAAGCTGGATGTCCGTAGAACTTAGGTTTACCACTACTTCCATTGTGTCTACAGTAGCAGATGAAAGGGCATAAGCTGTTACGCTAGCCGAAACATCTACTACCGTAGTATTCGTGGTCCACAGAAGAATTCCTCTGTTCTGCCAATCCTGTAGCAGTAGATTGATTGAACGACGAGCAGACTTGGGATCATGTCCCAATGTCTGCTCCCCTCCAATCATTTCCATAGCTTCTTGGATTACCTCATCGATATCCATGCTGAAGTTATATGTACCGCTAGTTGACATAGAGGTCTAAACCTTTCTCTACACTAGTATGTCTATCAACCCTTCTTGCGACCGGCAGCAGCCATCTTTGCCATCTTTTCTGCGCCATACTTCTTGCGACCAATAGAGGCTGCTACTGCTGCTGGATTTGATACATTGCCACGAGCAGCGATGTTCTTCGTAAGCTTTGCAAAACGCTCGCCCGAGCCAAGCTTTGGCATCTTGCCACCCTTTGCCATCATTGGTGTCTTCTTCTTCATTGGAGCCTTCATGATTTGTTCCTTTATACTTGATCTTGAGATTGCCATCTTGGTTATTACCTCTTGATGCCTCTAACATACTTCTGGGACTTTGGAGGCATCTTCTTTGATCCCGTTGGTCCTGCCCAGTAAACCTTGTCTGCCCAATAGGCTGCACTCTGTGAACCCTTTGCGATATTGCTCGCATGCCTTGTCTTGAATGCCTTTCTAGCTTCTGGAGAATAGTTGTGACCCATTTTCTGGTCACCAAATCGAATTACCTTTACACCACCAGATGGGGAACGTACTGCTACCACACCCTTCTTTGTAGGATGTGATGGAGTATTCTTTGGCTTGTTAAGACCACTTAGTCCAAGCTTCTGAAGTTTGTTCTTTTCTGAATCTGTAAGTGCCATTTTAGATCTTCCTGAAACCCTTTACTTTTTCTGCAATAGTCTTTGGTTGTTTTACAAACTGCTTTCCAGCCTTTGTTCCTTTCCGCTTTGCCTTTGTAGTAGCTGCGTACTCTTGTGGAGTAAGGGACTTGATTGCAGCTTCTGGAAGGTATCGCTCACCTGTTTCCTTTGAAGGTTTCCCAGACTTTGTTCGCCACTTCTGCTTTGTCCAAGCCTTCAAGCTTGCTTGCGAACTCATGAGTTTAGCCATTACCTGTATCCACCACCACGCTTCTTGTACTCAGTAGCTAGAAGCTGTGCCTTTCTAGCTGACCATTCTCCCGCATCGCCGCCTTTTGTACCAGCTTTAATTCTGTTGAATAGCTGCTTTCTCATTGTAGGCTTTGTGTAGTTTCCTGCTTCATTTACGCGAGAGACGTAACCACCCATTTTCATCACTACAAGATCGCCACTCTGGGACATGGCCCTCTTCTCTTTTCGTACTCCACTTTTACCAATATTACGCATGATCTTCTGGGCAGCCATCCTATCTTCCATTGACATATTTTCGTTGTCGCGTGTGTTGATTGCTTCTCGCAATGCCGCCTTATTTGTAACTAGAGATGGTAGACCACCAGCAGAAAGCTTCTTAGCATTTGCATTTCTAAGTGCAATAGCTACTGCTTGCTTTTGTGGTCTACCTTCCTTCATAAGCATCCGGATGTTGCTGCTTACTGCTTTTGATGAGCTACCCTTCTTAAGTGGCATGTGCTATTACTTTTTCTTTGATCCCATCATTACGCAGCCACCACCGCGCATTGCTACACCACAACCACGGCCAACCTTACCACCCATAGCCTTTCGGACTGTTGGAGTAGAAGGCTTGCGAACTGGAGGTGCAGGAGGTGCTGGAGGTGGGATGTCTTCCTTCATGGTGCTTCCACCGGGGCCACTGGTTACATCACCAGCGTAAGGATCCATCTTTTCGTAGTCAACGCCAGAAGCTGGCTTCTTACCCTTTGCCATCTTAGTACATCTTTCCTTTCTTCATTACTGCGCCGCCGCCACGCATGGCTGCGCCACATCCGCGACCAACCTTGCCGCCCATAGCCTTCTTGGTTACAGAACCCTTTGAGGACTTCTTGCTTGTGTACTCATTAAGCGCATCCATCTCATCGGAAGTCAACTTAACGTCATAAAGGGTATCATCCTTTGTTGCTTGACGACGAGCCTCGTCATCTGAAGCCATCTTTTCGCGAACAAGCTTGGCACCTTCGTATCCAGCAGCAGTAGCGGCTGCTCCACCAGCAGCACCCTTTGCCTTGCCCATTGCGTATTCCTTTGTCTCACGAAGAGCTGGAGCAACCTTTTCTTCTCCACCAGTTCGTCTGCTGAGCAGCAAATTTAGAGTCTTTTTTAGGCCAGCCATTTTCTTATCTCCTTTTAGTTGGAATTTGGTACAAGTGTATTATCGCCACCAGCAGGACTGGATGGAGTTTGCATGTCATCACGACGAGTCCTGCGAGCTTGATTGCGCTGAAGTTCAAGAAGCTGCTTGTACTTGGCTTCAAATACTTGCATTGCAGGATAGTCTTTCTGGTACATAAGAGCCTCTACCATGCTTGCGTAGAATAGCAAGTCATAGCAATAGTCACTAAAGTA